CACTCCCTGTTTCCGCTGCTACAGCTATCTCTGCTCTTGATGAGGTAAGCCGTGCTGTTCAGTCAGAGGGGTGGAATTTCAACACCGAAGTAAACGTCTCCCTGAGCCCTGCTGGGGATGGCACTATAACCCTCTCAGATGACATCATTGAGATGGACCCTATCGACAGCTCAATAGATGTCGTTCAGCGTGGTCTGGGTCTCTTTGACCGTTCTAATAACACCACAGTGTTCACCAGTGACCTCAAGGTAAACCAAACACGTCTACTTGACTGGGACTCGTTACCTGAGCCAGCTCGTCGCTACGTCACCCTTAGTGCGTCGCGTGTGTTCCAAGGACGTGTAGTGGGCTCTAGGGAACTAGAAGCACTTATCGCTCGTGATGAATACACAGCCCGTGCGAAGCTATTGGAGTTTGACGCAGGTAGCTCTGACAGAACTATATTTGACAGCTACGATGTAGCCTCCAGAATTGGTATCAACCGTAACTACGACCTTACATAATGGCTTTAATTAACACTTCAGTTCCCAACCTTATCCAAGGTGTCTCTCAGCAACCTGATGCCACTCGTTTTGATGGTCAATGTGAGGAGCAGGAAAACGCTCTTAGCTCTGTTGCAGAGGGACTGAAGAAACGCCCTAACACTCGGCACGTTGCTAGGTTGCTTGAGGAGGCTATTGCTGATGACAGTTTAGTTCAGTTTGTTAATAGAAGCGAGACCGAGAGATACGTAGTCATACACACGGGAACTAAGATGTATGCCTACAACATTATTTCAGGAGCTACTGCTTCGATTTGGTATGATGAAGTGGAATATACGAGTGGGTGGACAATTCCGACAGACCATTACTTGTACGCTTCAAACTCCCCTGAGAAGAATATCAATGCCTTATCAGTAGGAGACAGCACGTTCTTTGTTAATAGAAATGTAAAGGTAGGAGAAAGCTCGGACAATACAGAGGATTTAGTCGAAGAAGCGGTTGTTACTGTTATTCAAGGTGACTACGAAAAACGCTATCAAGTGTCTCTCGGTAATGGGAGCGAGCAAGGAGCCGTACTAACATTATCAACGCAACCCGTAGATATTAAGGGGGGAGGCACAAGCACTGAGTATCAGGAAATAACATCAGGCTCATCTTATAACTACGTTGATAGTCTTTCTGGTACAGGTTTAAAACTTATAAATATTGATATTTTAACCGCTGGCTCTGGGTATCCCGCCAACCTGAGTGCTAATTCTTCAACGCTTTCTTTACAATATAATGACCATTATGGAGGCACACAGAGTACACTGCCCTTAATTATATCTACAAATAGCAGTGGTGAATTAACATCCGTTTCTTTTACTAATCCTACTCCTAGTTTTATTTTGCTGGCCCTACAAGGCTCTACTACAATACAAGGAGGGACATCCTCAAACAGTGTTACTACTTTAACTGTAACTACGGGGCCAGCGGATGGTAGCTCAGGAGGCCAAAATGCGTCAACCGAGCGTATCGCTCAAGGTTTAGGTGATGGAAGCAGCGGTGGAACAAATAACACTGTTAGTGGTTCTTTTCCCACATCGACATTTAATAGGTTAAGGCGAGGAAGTGTTGTAAAGTTTAGCCGTGATGATGGAGCTTCTTTTACAATATCTACTTCAGATGGTTTATCGGATGAAGGACTTTCCCTAGCTTATATAGAGGTAGCAAGCATTACAGACCTACCTCTTAAAAACTTTAACAATTTTCAAATTAAAGTTATAGGGGATACCGAACTGGCTCAAGATGATTACTATGTTAAATTTGAGACAGCCGACGGCAGCTCGTTTGGAGCGGGTACGTATAATGAGGTAGCTGGTTTTGCTATTTCTTCTGGAATAGATAAAAATACTTTCCCGCACCGCCTCATCAATGATGAATTAAATTCGTTTGTTGTCAAAGAAACACCATTAGGGGAAAGAGAAGCTGGGGATAATAAATCTAACCCTATGCCTTCCTTTGTCGGACAAAAGATTAACCGCTTATTTGTTCACCGAAATCGCTTAGGAGTGCTCAGCAATGATGCTGTTATATTCTCGGAGGCTGGGCAGCTATTTAACTTCTTCCGTACTACCGTTTCTACTTTATTGGACTCAGCTCCTATTGACGTGCGTGTGTCTAGTAAAAATGTGGTCAATATTAGTTCAGCGGTGGGCTTTCAAGAGAATTTAATTCTTTTCTCTGAGGCAGGACAGTTTGCGTTAAAGTCTGGAGACTTACTTACCAGTAAAACAGTCTCTATCAATCCCATCACAAACTTTGAAATGGTAGATAGGTTTGAGCCTCTTGCGCTTGGGTCTTATATTTACTTTCCATATACTAAAGGAGCTTTCACGGGAATAAGAGAATACACGGTTAATGCTACTACTGATACGTTTGACTCCTCGGATATAGCAGAGCACGTACCAGCGTACATACCCTCTAATGTTAAGAAGGTGACTGGTTCTTCTAGTGAAGACCTTATTGCACTTCTCTCTGGAAATGAAAAAGGCTCCCTGTATATCTATAATTACTTCTGGAATAACCAACAGAAAGTACTGAGTGCTTGGTCTAAGTTTACCTTCACAGGTGAGATACGAGGTATCGAGTTCATCGAGTCCACCCTCTATGCAGTCATCACTAACAACGGAGAAACCAACCTAGTAGAGATGCCTATGGAGTCTGGCTTAACGGACGCTGCTGGCTATGTTACTCACCTAGACAACCGAGTAGCAGCTACAGTCACCAATGGCTCCTCTACAATCACCCTCCCGTACACCCCAGAGGACAACTCAGTAGAAGTCTACACGACTGATGGGTTAGCCCTTAACTGTACCAATAGCGGCTCTACAGTCACCCTTAGCAGCCCTGTGTCAGCCGATACAGATGTCTGGGTAGGTATCCCTTACACAATGAAGTATACGTTCTCTGAGCAGCTCTTCAAAGCTAAAGCAGGGAACGGTAAGAGTCCCTCTAATGCAGCCAAGATGATGGTTCGTAATGGCTCGGTCTACTACGACAAGTCAGCTTACTTTAAAGTTAAGGTGACCCCTAAGTTCCGTGACACCTACGAGAACATCTTTACTCCTGATGTGGTAGGTTCTTCTACTCTTGGTTCCTTGAGCCTCGACAGTGGTTTCTATCGCTTCCCTGTGTTCACCAAAGCACAGGACACAACTATCACCATTGAAAACGAGAGTGCTCTTCCGAGTACATTCCAGAGTGCCGAGTTTGAATCCTTTGTTCATACCCGCTCTAACCGATATGGATAACGCTATTAACATTTTAAAAGTTAAAGAAATAAAATCCACACACGCTTACGTCTTAGAGGACGTAGAGGGTGAGGACATATTAGTAGTAGCTGAAAGACAAACCCAAGGGGTTACCAGTAAACCAGACCAAGCGTGGCACTCGGAGTTAGGTGGTTTATTTATATCTCTTCGTGTGACTAATAGAGGCTTGATGAAGGCACGTAAGACAGTAGTAAAACAACTAGGGACAGAGTTAAGTGAGTTATTTTCGACGATGTTTGACATGGACATATCCTATCAAAGCCCAAACGATTTATATGTAAAAGATAAAAAGATAGGTGGTATTCTGATAGAACGTAATAACCTCACAACTATTTACAGTCTTGGACTAAATATTAACCAGAGAGTATTTCCAGATGAACTTAAAAATATAGCCACGTCTGTTATTTTAGAGACTTCCAAAGAAAACGACATGGAATCCGTCTTAGATTCGGTCAGTTATTATTTTAAATCAAAACTTAAATATTACCAAGAAAAGCAACCTAGTTACATTAAACCTTTATTAACCCGTGCCTACAAAAGACGTAAAAAATAATATGGATAAAGTCCTAAGTACCCACGGGGATTGTAAGGTAGTTGTTGCTACCCACGACCACATAGAGAGCATCTATCCGTATATGCGTAGAGCAGACCAGATAGAGATAGCCTGTATGGGTC